ACGTGCAGAGTGTTGTTCATCGTTCAATCCTATGAGGCCGGGGCCGAAACCCCGGCGCGGTTATGGGGTGACCGGTGCTGGCAGCAGCTCGAGGATGTCCGAGTTGATGCCGATGGTGACGTTGCGGCGCACGACGTTGTCAGCAGCACCAGGCGCGACGGTGTTGTTCATCACCTTGCCACGCATGTAGAACGTGGTCGGCTTGATCACCGGCGAAGCATCTGGATCACCATCGTTGAGGGTGATCTTGATGTTGTAGTCGCCTTTGCTGCGGTCCTTGTGAGCGGTCTTGACGGCGTTCTGGCCGGCGTCACCGTTGTCGAGGCCTACCGTGAGCGTCAGGTCACCGGCATCGGCGGTGCCCTTGTACTTGCGCACCCGGCCATCCTTGAGCGAGGTGAAGGTCACGCTGCTGAAGGTATCGCCGAACTCGCCCAGGTCTTCAATTTCACCGACTTCCACGTAGGTGTCGGCCTCGTACTCGGTCTGGGTGTCGGCGCCGGTTTTGCCGCCAATGGAGAAGCGGCAGCCGGCGGCTGTATTGAGGTTGTCGTCGGCCATGGGGGTTCCTCCAAAGGCACATTGGATAAAAGCCGCTGCGCGGCCCGTGGGTAATTCAGTGGGTGGTGATCACGCGGACCGTGATCGAGCCCTGGTAGGTGATGCCGTCTGCATCGCGCTGGGCGTCAGACTGCTCGACACGAACGGAGACGGCGCGGCCCACCTCAAGCGGCAGCCTGCGCTCGTCCAGGGCGGCGATGATCTCGCCATTGATGCGCTTGACCTCGGCCTGGCCCACGGCATCAGACCAGACCGATAGGTACAGCAGGCGGGTTTCGCGCTTGCGTCCAGAGATCGGACTGCTATTAACCGAGAACTCACGGTCGATGGAGACATAAGGCATGTCAGCGTTCAGCGGCGCGCCGTCGTAGATTGGACAACTGACTTCGGCTTGGAGCCTGGCGAAGATGGCCACCTGCAGGGCCAGCGACGGATCAGCCATTGCCTACCCCCTGGCTTGCCTTGCGTAGCGTGCGGCGCACAGCGGTCTCGATGTCTGCCATCACGTACTCCCGATTGACCTGCATCGAAGGACGCAACCACGGGTGCGCCGGCCTGGCCGGAATGTCCGGGTACTTGCCGAAGAAGTGGGTGCCATCGCTCTTGTTGCTGACGCGCCGGTTGCGGTCGCCAGCACGCTTGCCGCCCATGTAGCCCTTGGTCCCATACTCAATGAAGCGCAGGTAGAAAAACTTGCGGTTGTCGCGCTTACCGCGGATGCCGATCTGAGCATCTAGGCCGCTGGGCGAGACGTATATCCTCAGCGCAGCGGCAGCGGCGCCGGTGTCCTTTGGCATCAGCTGCCGTTGCGTTTCAAGGATTCGGTTAGCAGCCTTTTCCATTTCCGGCCGGAGCTCGTTATCCATCGTTCGGTGGATGTTGCGCAGCGTCCGGCGTAGCCGGATATCACCGCGAATGCTGGACCGGCGGGCCATGATTCACTCCTTGGCCTGGTCGGCCTTCGCTGGCTTGGCGGCTTTCTCTTCCACTGCCTCGGCATAGCCGCGGGCAATCAGCCCCTCGCCGTACTCCTTGGCTACTTCGAACTCTTCGCCCTTCTCGCGCTCGCCAGAGGCCCCCGTCAGCGGGCCCAATGCTCGAATTTTCATAGTTCACCTCATGGGTTTGGGACGCTGGAGCACAGAAGCCTCAGCATGTCCCGTTCGTTGTTGAGTAGTGGAGCCTCGACCAGGTAGGTCGTGCCTGTGCGTTTCTCGGCCAGCCTCCAACCGGCGACGATGTCCGAGCGTGGGCGGATGCGGATCTCGGCGCTGATAACCGCCTGCAATTGCTCGGCGACAGATGAAACTCTGCCGGTCGGCGTGGTCACCTCGGCCCAAAGCTCGCCGACCTCCAACCAGGTCTCGGTGAAACCGCCTGAGCGGTTCTGCTCCCGATGGGGCTTGAGCACCCGGCAGCGGTGTCGCATTGGTCCGGCTTTCATCAGAAGCGCTTCCTGTACCAGAGCAGCCTTTCGACCGCGAGCGGCATGACGGTGGCAATGGTGCCTACCGCCACAGCCTCTCGGTTGGCGTACCAGTGCCCTACCATCAGCAGAATGGCCTGCTCGACATCACGAGTCAGGCCCATCTCTTCGGGCTCTACCGGATCAGCATCGACCAGCTTTCGGTCGCAGTGCTGCTCGACGTGGGCCTTGGCCGCTTCGACGTAGCCGCCGATCAGGGCGTCTTCTTCATCGCCGTCGACCCGGAGGTGCATCTTCACGTTGGCCAGGTCGAGCATTTACTTGGCCTCGGCCGCAGCTTTCTCAGCTGCTGCTTTCTCAGCCGCTGCTTTCTCGGCAGCGGCCTTATCGGTAGCTGCCTTCTCTGCCGCCGCCTTTTCTGCTGCAGCCTTTTCGGCGGCGGCTTTCTCAGCTGCTGCTTTCTCGGCGGCGGCCTTATCTTCGTTGGGCGCGGCAGGCTTCGTTTCTTTCGGCTTCGCCACGCGCGGCTTGCCATTGGCGCCAACCTCAACGGCCAGGCCCTTTCCCAACAACGTATGAGCGTATTCGTCGTCAGCGTTCTCGAACTCCTGCCCGCGCTTTACCTTGGGCGACTCAGCGCCCAGCAGATCAGCGTTGCCGACGAAACCCCACAGAGCCTTGATGTGCATACAGCCTCCTGAAATAAAGAGGCCGGCGATACGCCGGCCTTGAAGGATGGGTTAGGCGGCGACCGGGAAGTTGCCCTTGACCAGGGCTTCCTTGCGGCGAACGCCCAAGCCCAGGCGTTCCTCGACCAGCAGCGCAACCTCGTTGCGGATGAACTGGTCGTTGATCAGGCCCATCTTGAACTCGTAGGCCATGCGGTCGAAAAGCGTGGTCGAGCGCGCGAAGTTCGCCACCAGGAATTCGCCGCCAGCGTCGCCATCACCTTCGTCCATGCTGTCCGAGGTGATCACCGGACGCCCCCACAGGATCGGCGTGACCAGGCCCTGCAGGTTGGCAAACAGATAGCGGTTCTCGCCGTCCTTCTGCAGTTCGATATTCATCCAGTCGAGCTCGGTCATCACCACGCCGTCGGCCGACATCAGCGACTGCTTGCGCACCTGGTAGATCGCGCGGCGGACCAAATCGATGGCGGTATCGCTCGCCTTGCTCAGCGCGGTGTTGTAGCTGGTGGCCTGGGTCATCAAGCCGTTCAAGTTCTCACCAGTACCGTCGCCCTTGAGAATCTGCGCCTCTTCCTCGAGCTTGAGGTCGTAGCGCAGCAGCTGCTGCAGGTAGGCGAACATCTGCGGCACGTCGGACAGCACCTCGTCGGTCGCCGGCATCCAGACCGCGATCTTCTTCACCCGGTCGGTTTCGGTGGTGAAGGTCACGTTGCTGGTCGGCTTCAGGCCGCCCTCGGCCACCGGCTTGGCGCCGCGAGTGTGCAGGTTCTCGCGGAAATAGGTGTAGCTCTGGCCGCTGACGGGAATCGCAGTCAGCAGATCGCGAATGCGCAGCTCCTGACGCAGGCCAGGCTGGATGACGGGGTCATAGTTCGGCGCCACGATGCCAGCGCTGGTGACCTTCATCTCTTTCATGCTGGCCAGGTCGGACTTGGCGACTTCGATCTTGGCCTGACTGGAGCCCTTCTGCTGCAGGCTCTTGTAGCTCTCGTCGCCTTTCACCAAGTCGATGAAGCTCTTGCCTTCGCCCGGCTGGCCGCGCAGCTTGACGCCCTTCTGCTCCAGGTCGACAACCTGGTCGATGACTTTCTGCAGCTCGCCCTTCTGGTCCTCGATCTGCTTCTTCAGATCGCCGGTAATCTGGTTGCCTTTTTCGACCTCAGCCATGGCGGCGTCGTATTTTTTCTGCAGATCACCGAAGCCAGTCTTCAGTTGCAGCTCCAAGGATTCTTTGATGTCTTTCACTTCGCTCATGGCGATACTCCGAAATGGTGGGTGAACAGGGTGGAAATTTCTTTCAGCTCATCCACGATCGCCGTGGCCTCGCTGCCGCCGTCACGGCGCAGCGCGGTGTAGCCGAGCGAAGCGACTGCCGCCGCTTCCTTCTGCGAGAGGCCCATGCGTTCGCGAAGAGCCTTCTCGAAAAGCCTGATGTCCGATTTAACGCTGAGGACTTGAGCCTCAGGGTTCATGCCGAACGGTACGAAGGAGGCCTCCCAGAGTTCGGCCTCCTTGATGACGCGTACGCGCCGCCCAGCGCGCTCCTCGAAATCTGCCTTGAGCGTGTTGAAGCCAATCGACATGCTGTCGAGCACCTCGTCCTTCATCAGCTCGTAAGCATCGCGGGCGTAACTCACCCTGAGGTTGACCTGGCCCTTCAACAGCAAGCCATGATCATCCGAGGTGAAGTCGGCGGCGCCCACCAAGCGGGTGAGGTCGTGGTACAGGGCCAGCTTGAGTTTGCCGCCACGGGTCGCCTTCACCCGCGTGAAGGCCCCCGGCACGATCACGTCGTCGCCTAGGTCCACGTTATTGAAAACCGCGGCGTAGCCCTCGAAATTGCCGGCTTCGTCCACGGACTTGAGTTCGAACGGGCATTCAAGGCTCGCCATTGCTTTTCATCTCCCACCGGGTCACCCGGGCGTAGTCGCCGCCCAGAGGCGGGTAGTTTTCTTTCTCGCGGACCTCGTCGATCGACAGCCAGCCCGAGCCGCCCGAACCACCCAGCGCAGCCT